GTGTTTGCTTCTGAAACTGGATCATCCTGTCCAATAGAAGTCAATGAGTTTTCGATATACCACATACCGGTTGGACCTTGAAAACCATGATCCCAATAACGAGCCCACGGTAGATCTTCACCTTCCTTGGGTGGAAGGAATCGAACTACTGCATAACCATTACCAGCTTTATCGCGTGAAGGTTTCCAAAAACGGTCATCACCGTATGATTTTGTTTCTGCTTTTTGAGATACAGCTTCTGCTGCTTGAACGAGTTTGTCAATGGACGAGCCACGACTAGATTTTAAATTACTTAAAGACATATTGTTTTCTCCAATGTATGTTTTGTATTTTCTGAATTATCCACTTTATTCATAATGTAATGTATATTATAACACATTATCACTAACTTGTAAAGGACTTTGTTACGATCTTTATCATCTTATCTCGGTCAATCGAAACAAATGGATCGTACTTCTGAACTTTACGAGACAGATCAGGCCACATGATTGTCTCTGTTATTTGTTTATCTGCCTTCTCCATAAACCTTGTGAGTTTATTTAGTATGACCACAGTTTCTAAACAAATTTCTTGCTGTAAGAATGCATTGATAACTACTGGGTATTCGTTATCCTTACACTCCAACATTTCATCGAATGAGTTGACCATCGATGATAATATATTTATATCACTTTTAAACCTATACGATAATGATTCATGGACTTTAACCATATCGTTATAGTTAGTCTCTCCATCAAGGCCTAGCATATCACCGACATACTTGACGTCCTGTATAAAGTTTGATACATAATACTTTAATAGATCCTTGCCATAACTCTTACCGAGCTTGGCAAAGAAATACTTGTCTCTCCGTTTAAAGAAAGACTGAGGATTAACTCGAGTTTTATAATGATACTTTACTGCATCATATCCGTCTGTTTCGAAATGAAGCTTGAGTGCATTATAAAGTTTGTATGACTCAAATGGATCCATCTTACTTAAGACATGATTCATATAATGCTTCCAAGTCTTCCATTTCGCCAGTGACTTGAGCAAGAGTTTGCTTATGGTATACGTTAGCTAACTTACGTAGATGCTTCTTATCGATACCAACCTTATCGTTTAATTCTTCAATAGCTTCTTTGATGAAGTTCTTTTCAGACTCAATGCGAACCATAGAGTTAGATAACTCAGTCATTGCATCTTTGATGATTTTACGATCTGCGTCTGATGATGGAATAATAATTGTGCTCATGGTGTTTTCCTATAATGGTAGTTTATTGCCGGGTGTTGTTGTAATTAATTTTAATTCTGATGCTTCTACTTCTAGCTTCTGTCTAATTGAATCGGATAACAGCCGTTTGACGTTACTGTATTCCATTCCACGTTCTTCAACTATATGTGTAATAGCATCGATATAACTTAGTTTCTTTGTTGCGACTAACATTTCGACTGCTGAAGAAAATCTCTTCTTAGTCATAATCTTATAGTCTTTTAGTTCACTCAATTGATGACCCTCAGTATAATGCAATCCTTATTGATACGGCCAGCTGGTACACTGACCTTCGTGGTGAGACCCTTAAAGACATTATCAATCTGCTTCTGTGTCTTCTTAAGAATTTGTGGTAGTATATCATCAGGCTTACGAAGCGTACATGATCTACTTAATTTGTCGTCGAAGTTCTTTAATGATGACCCTGATACCATAAAGCCATTAGCATGATCAGTTATAAACTCTGTTATTTTCTTTTGTTTAACATTGTAGATGTATAAGACCTTAGCACCTGGGATTTGAATAGGGCTGATGGACGCTAGCTTACTTTCATTATCATCCTTAAGGTAATTAAGCTTAGCCACTTGTTTGTCTGATGCCTTAGGTTTAGAAGCCCGTGGCTTACGTACAGCTTTATTTGCAAGTTGCGCTTTCTCAATATCATCTAAGACTATAGTTAATTGTTTCATAGCCTTTTTAATATTAGGACGTGACCAATGAGAATACGCGTCGACTGCTTGTTCACAATCTTTAGTGTATGCATCATTAAGTTCAGTATATAATAGTGTGATCTTATCAGCAAACATTTTTACTGATGGTCCTTTTACGTCATGGCGTTTAATTGCATTATAAGCATCAAACTTTGTATTAAAGTCTTTATCAAACCAACCTTCAACTACAGTCTCATCAAATTCGTTATAGATTGTTTCCATCATTTTAGTACGCATACGATCTTGAATCGATATTACAACCTTTGATATATTATCATCTTTAACGACTTTATCAACGATTAACTTACCTTGTTCAATTAAATCTTGTACATGAATCTTAAGCAACTCACGTTCAGCTTTACGATAATTAAATCCAGTAAAGTGTACTGCTACAAGTTTTGATATAGGTAAAAAGCGAATATCAGAAACCTTTTTAAGATTCTTTAAGTCATCCTTAGAAACTTTAAGGAATTCTTTAGCATAACGTACTGCATATGACTTAAAGTCTTTTGGCTTACACTTATAGTTAAACCAATTTGCAGCATTACTCCATTCGTTCCAATAAATCTTTGGATCTGTTGGTGTAGTTTTTGCATCGTACACTGGCATCGAACCATGGTATTGGCCATCAATAGTATTTCTATTGCCTCGGCCTTTAGCTCGCTTCTTATCTAATTCTGCTGACATTATGTCTCTCCTATAATAATAAATCTATTATATCATACTTTTAAAGATTTGTAAACAATTATTTTCCGATATGTTTAATATCACTATTAGGCACTACTTGATAAGTACCTTTATTATAAGCGATAGAAACAGTATACTTTGATGAGATCTCTTTCTTATAAGAATCATCTTGCATAGTTTGAGTAGGTGGTTTGAGAGGAGCAGACTTATAATGAACCTGATCCTCGTAGTTAGGATGGACTGAGCGTACTTCAATTTCTTTAAAGGTACGCTTAAGCTTCTTACATTTGTTTAAAGCTTTAGTTTTACGCTTACGACCTGTATGATCATATCGTAATGAATTTGTATGCATCATGAGTAATCATCTCGAGATGCTTGATACGCTTCATACATTGGAGAAGCTTTAATGAATGTATCAACTTCTTTTTCAGTATAGTACATGTTCTTTTCAGAGAAAGCATCAAGATTTGAAGGAGCTTGATGGCCTGCTTTTTTAACAGACTTAGTGAGTGCACGAGTATCTTTAAGAGCAATACGATCTTGAAGCTTTTGCTTCTTAATAACCTTCTTATGTGATTTTTTGATAAGAGCCAAACGTTGTGCTTTGGTGATGAGAGTAACTTTGTGTGTCATAATATAATCCTATATGTTAGCTAATAATATTGTTTTGATATCTTCTGCATTCCAACGCGGTACCATTTGACTAGAAATGAACGCAGCAGCTTCATCAATTTCTTCGAAGTTACTATCAATACCGTTGACAGCGACAGCGTAATAAGATGCAGTGTTTTCGGGATCGGGTAAGACAACTTTAAACGAAATGTAATCTGTAAAGTGAAGCATAATATAATCCTATAGGTATTGTAGTGCTAATATAGCAACAGCGATGATAATGGCAAATTGAAACAGAAATCTTAAAACAGGCATAATATACTCTCAACTCGATTAATTAAGTAACTATTATATCATACCTAGATGATATTGTAAACGTTTATTTTAGACTATTTTGTTATAAGAAAGACGATTCTAAGAACCATCCCATTTAGACCAACGATCTTTACTTCTTTGATGTCGAATAGCCGTACCTAAGAATTGCACGTTTAATTGCATAAGAAAGGTAAACATACATGCGATCATCATATGCTCAAAAGTCATTCCTGAAAGCTTTCCATATATGATTAGGAATGCAACTGATGCTGCGTACGATGAGATAACTGCCATGAATTCTAAATAATTCGTTTTTACTGGACGTTTCCTTGATTCAGTTTTTTTATGGCCATAATACGGTACGTTGTCGATATGTTCATATTGCTTTTTAGTTTCTTTAGTCATTTCTGCCACCTTTTACATAATTAGAAGTTTCGTCTTCAGTAAGAAGTCCGAATTCGGATTCGAATCCATCAACATGGTGCTCAAATTCACCAGGCATAAAGCCAGAGATGAGAAACTCACGTTGATCTGCATCGAGCTCAGGGAAAACATCTTGAACATTAACGTTTGTATTCTCGTATATGTCAAGTTGTTTTTGTGTTACTGGTAAAGACATAGTGTTAACTTTACCGCTTATGATATTTTTTCTATATACTAACATAATTTAGTCCAAGTCCTGCTCAATAGTGATTTTATAAGTGTTTCCGTTTTCGTCCATAACTTTAATGGTACGCTTAAGTGACAAAAGATAACCTTCGTCTTCATCTAAATCTAAATGAGGACCTTTCACATCATGTATAATGTTATCTTCAATTGATGCTTCGGCCTCGTTAACCAAAGCTTTTTTAATTCGATCAGCGATAAAATCATTATATATTAAACTACTCATATTAAGTTCTCTCTCCAAAATTTAGCTGCTAATTTCTCTTCCAATTTGTACGCTTCTTTTTCCCATGGTAGATCCATATAATCTACATCATCAGTAACGTGAGCTGTCTTCCAACGCATACCTTTATATTTACTATCCAATTCACCACGAGCAAATTGTTTAACGTGTACCAATTCATGAAGTACTGTACGAACAATCATACTGATGCCCATATTCTTGTTAATATCAATGGTAAAATTTCTCATTGGCTGCCATGGTTTATCGTCTTCATCGTTTGCTGAACATAAACCATAATTACCTTCTGGCATATTGATCAATTTGATATTAATCTTTAAGCTACTTAATGAGCGTAAGCCAAGTTCGATCATACCGAATGCTGCGGTAGATGTGACCATTGCTCGAGTAGTTTTAGTTGAACCTGTAATATTAAGAATCATAATAAGAATCCTGTTTGATTAATTTATGGATATATTATACCATTTTTTTTGGTATTTGTAAAGGGTTATTTTTGTTAATATTTACATTTTCATTCTTAGGAGGGGTTTTAATTATTACCACGTTTGCGAGCCTTTTTGCACCAGTGACCGGTCTAGTTCGTGCTCTTCTCATTTTAACTCCTTTATTAATTTATATAGTTATTATAACATAACTAGCTGCGGTTGTAAACCTTTATTTAAGGTTTATTTAGATTGTTTTGGAATAAGAAATGATTTCTTATAACTTTTTGATATAAGCTCTAGAGTGATCTCTAATGCATTTATTAGCTAGATATGAGTATACCTACCAATAGATCAGCCAAATGAAGCCACGGCCCTCTGAGGACCTCTGATCTCTTTATAGCCATTATGTACGATTTCCCATGCAGAATAATCTGAGTTAAGAGCTCTTACTAACCGATTGTTTAAATCATGACCACTCTTATGAGCTGTGATCTTACCTAGCATTGAAGCTCCAAACATGCTTACATCTCCTAAGCAATCCAAAGCCTTATGTCGTACAAACTCATCAGTATATCGTAGGCCTTCTTCATTAACTATATGGTAGTCATCAATTAATATGGCATTCTTAGTTGATCCACCTTTGATCAATCCTTTCTTTAAGAGTGCTTCTATTTGATCTACGAAGCCAAAGGTTCTGGCTCTCGAGATGTCTTGAATATATGAGGTGTGTTTAAAGTCTAATGATATGAATGCGGGTTTATCCTTAAAGACAGGATGGTCAAAATCTATACTGTAGTCTATTTTAAAACCATTGTATGGTTCTATTCTTATAAACTTATCACCATCCTTTATCGTAATTGTTTTCTTAATGCGAATTAATTTTTTAAACTTTAACTGTTCTAATATACCCGCTGATTGAATAAGGAATACAAATGGTGCAGCAGATCCGTCCATGATTGGAACTTCAGGTCCATTAACCTCAACATAAGCGTTATCAATACCTAGTCCTTTAAAGGCTGACATCAGATGTTCAACAGTCGATATGGTTGGTCTATTAGATCCATTACCAATCGTAGTTGAGAGATCAGTCGAAACCACATTGCTACCATGAGCAGCAATTCTTTCATGTGGTGTGACGTCTGTTCTATAGAAAACTATACCTTCGTTTCCAGGGGCGGGATGTAGAGTAAGGTTTACGCTGTTGCCAGAATGTAAACCTATACCTTTACACTTTATGCTATTTTTAATCGTATTTTGTCTAATCATATAATCTATTATAACATAGTTTTAAGTGAATGTAAACTATTAATTTAAAGGATTTGTTGCAGCGTCTAAACCTTCCCATAGATTATCTAATTCAGTTTTAAACTTATTTGTACGATCTTCAAACTTCTTAAGAGCATCAGCCATGGCTTTATATTCGTTACGAACTTCAATCCAGTCTTTCTCTAAGTCAGCTACCTTTACTTCTGATTCCTTTGCTTCAGTAAGTACTTCAACTTGACGAGAACCAATGCCATCAAGCATTGTTTGTAGTTCAGCAAGCTTACCTTGTAGGTGACTTATATTGTTGTCTTCTAATCGTGTTTCAATCGTAGTAAGTTTAATTTGTTCAGCTTCAATGATTACTCTTAATTCTTTAAAGTCTACCCTTTGAGCTGAACTTAACTCGCCTACTGTTTCTTCTAATTGAACTAAGGTATCATCAATGACACCCACATGTGAATAAAATTCTGACACTGCCCAGATACCACCACTAATGGTACCAATGATTGATGCCATGATTGCGATATAAACTCCTTTGAATTTTACACCGCCTACGTTAACTTCTGTTTCTTCAAGACTCATATACTACTCCTTTTATGGTCCACCGACTGGTAATAATTCTGTTCTATCAAACTCTGAAATCTCTTGTTCATCATTGCCGAAAGTTGGGTTTGGATCAAATGCGCCTGGGTTACCATCACTTGCTCCTTCTTGAGCTCCAGTAATCATAGTGCCTGGTCCGTTATAACCAAGATTTCCATTCTCGCTATTATATTGTGTTACACCTTGCGAATTGTTTTGTACGTTTATGACATCCATTGACAATTGAGTTGGATTGTATAATTTCGCATTCACATCATATCCTGGTGCTTGTTCTGCATATGATTCACCTGTACCATAACTATAAGCACTATACATCTCGTTTACAGATACTGGTGGATTATCTCCATAGAATCCATCATAGACTTCAGTTGTTGCTTTCGTCCAATTCACTTCACCTTCATTACCAAAGAACATACCTTGTAATACAGTATCAGTTGCGTTATCCCATGTCACAGTCATTTGATCAGACCATGCATCATAAGACACTGTTGAATTGGTTATATTAGATAGTGTTGCTTGACTATCATAGTTAATCATTGCGAGGGCTGCTGCATCTTGACTCGCAAATAACGATGCCGTAGCCGCTTGAGCTTTATCTTCAATAGTATCGAGCGATTGGTTAAACGTTTGCACAGTTGATTGATCAATCTGTACGTCGTTGGCCCGTATGTAGTTTTGAAGTTCAACTCGCTCTTCGTCAGTCTCAGCGTTGATTGCTTCAGTAAATACAGCTTCAGCTTTACTAATTTCTGCTGCAGCATCAGTAAACATATCGATAGCTGCACCCATCTCATCTTTATTATCTTCATAGCTTTGTACTAATAAGTGTTCTGCACTGTAATAATTATTGTTAACTATATCTACTATTGATTGGTTATAATATGCTGCTTCTAATAAGTCGATCTTATGAGCATCTGTTCTACCAGCAACTGGAACGATTGCTTCATTTGCATCGGCTGCAGTTGCAGGAGTCATCATACTCATTTCAATAACACTTGCTTGAGCATTACTGACTTGAGTATTAATATAGTTAGCTGTATTAATCAGCTCTTGAATTTCGGTGTAGTCACCAGTAGGTCGTAAAGGATTAATGCCTGGATCGATTAGATTACCAAACGTAAGACTTTGAATTGATGTACCACTATGGGAGATCTGACCAATCGACTGTTCTGTAGCGATCAGAGATAGACTTGCTATTATCAGACTCAGTATTTGTTTCTTTGCTTTGAACTTTTGTACCATTATTTTCTCCTATGCCAAGTATCGTATGGTAATACAATTTCTTAGCCTTTTTGAGCTTCTTATAGTTTGGTATAAAAATCTCAGGGCGTCTTCTTAAAGTAATGAATGCTGACTTACCAACAATCACTTTTCCATTTACTACAATCGGACAAGGAGTACCTGATAGTAACATTGCTTCCCATACATCGATACTTTGACACATTCGAGTGATGGCTGCAATTTTCATATTAAGAGTGTATAAGACTACTGAATCCTTTCGTCTATTACACTCAGGGTCTTGAACATAATCACCTTTACTAAAACCAATAACGGTTGATTGCATACCACCAGATTTAGATTTTAAACAACTATCTGGTCCTGTTGACATCAATGATGGAGCTGTTGATGTTGCAACTGGAATCTGGCTTGCACTACCTGCACCATTATATTGATTAGTATTAGTATTCGTTTCGTTATTACTATCTACCGTTGCGCCTTGTTGGTTCGTGTTCAAATCACCGTCTTGATTACTCGTGTTCCCACTATCGGTGTCTTGAGCATTTACCGCACTGCAAAATACTAACAAAGCAATAATAAAAATATTCTTCATTTCAATCCTTTACATTGTTTTACATTTATATTTATACAAAACGTTAATTAGATTAGTGTTTAATTTTTAATCTTTATGCGTTTAACCCAACGCTATATTGTGTTTTGCCGTCGATACGAGAAGCTGTAAGAATACTCTTACGGTTATCTTCTTCACTGACGTATGATACATGAACCCAGCCACTATCAGGAATACCTGGAGTGTAGAATTCAAGAATGAGTTGATCGAAGTCACAGTTCTCTTTAATCCATTCTGCTAGTTCAGCATTAGGAACGCCTGGTACTTCAATATCTGCTGCTTGACCTTTACAGTGTTGTGATTTAGAACTACCACCAACAGCTTCGTTTAACTCTGGGCCTCTATATCCACTATTCAATACAGTAGGACCAAAATGATCTCGCACTGGTTGTACTACCTTATCGAATAACTCTACTGCTGCAGTCATATGTTCTTCGTTAGGACTATTATCAATTCCTTTACGTTCTGCTGTTTGGCTCTTTGTGAATTCAGCCAAGCTAAAGTTCTTACTTATCATTATAACTCCTATCGTATAATTTTTGAGATCATATCTTCAAATGCTTCAACCTTATCAGTACGATTCGGCCAATGTATATAATCTTTTTCTGGGTTCTTTTTAAGGTTGCTTAATAATGGCAATATAGCATTATACAAATTGTTCATCTTAGTTTCATAATCACTGGCTGTAGCTTCTTGAGAAGCAGCCGTTGCGGTGAGTTGTTGTACAGCTTCAAGTTCATCTTCATCGACAGCTGTAAAACCAAAATCGAAATTGTTAATATCTATACTCATTTTTTATACTCTTTAAATCCTAATAATTTACGTGAACTAACTATTTCAAAAAACGTTTTAGCTTCAGGACCATTTAACTTATTATATGTAAATGATACTGAAGAATAGATTGGTCTATAGTGCAATGTCTTATCAGACGGTACAAGTAATAATTGACCAGTTGTTACCATCTCTTTCTTCTTTGGATCTCCATGTCGAATAGGATTCATGAATGGATCACTATTAGGAGATACAGCCAAAGCATCAATCATTTCTAATGGATCTGTTACTTTCTTAACTTCTTCGATTGCAACACGTAATCTTTCTTCTGATGATTTACGTGCTTTCAAGAAGTTAGGATCTTCAGAATCAATCTTATAACCAAGCTGAGGTAACTCAATACCGTGATTAGTACGTACTGATTGATCTTTAATCTTTATAAGCTTATGGATATAGTCTCTATCTTTTGCGTCTTCTTTCTTTTCAGTGAAGCCACCTTCGATTAACCAGCATTCCTTTTGATTGAATACATATGTCATACCTGCTAGCTCATTCTTAATTAGATATTTTGCTGCATTCAATGGATCTTTAATCTTTAAAGCATCTCTAATCTTTTTGCCATCTGGTGACATATAGTTAGTCTTCTTATATCGATCTTGATTAGCAGCTTTATCACCTTCCTTCTCATCACTCTTAACAGATAGAGAAGCAGATAAAATCGATACACCATTTTCATTTAAGCCTTCAGTGTATCGACTAAGCTTATCATCTATATAGAGTCTTTGAATATCATTTCGATTTGATTGAGTAATTTCAACATCAGCTAAGTATGATCGATCACGATTCTTAGCTCCAACCCATCCAACATTCTTAAAATATTTTACTGCGACTACGCACATATGATAACCTTATACAATACTTAAAGTTATATTTATACTATTTAACGTTTAAAAAATAAATGATTTTCAATTGTTACTGTACGAATTAACTTCTTTGCCCACCATGGTTCTACATAATCAGCATGGTAATGCGTTGCACCACTTGTAACATCCTTTAACATAGTGTTACGTAAGACTAAAATAGCAGCATGTTCACTATCACTCCAGCTCTTACTCTCATATGCTTCTTCATCTTTACCATCACAGTAATATGAGAATTGACATTTATGTTTGATTGGAACTACCTTACGATGGTTATCCCACCACCATTGACTTATAGGACCTTCATGGACAACATCACATACTGTATCTGGATGATGTCTTGAGTTGACTCTATTCACTACAACTTGAGCTACAGCAACCTTACCAACGAATGGTTGATTACCTGCTTCATAATAGATTGCTTCAACTAAACAATCGTACTCGCTTTGTTGTCCACTCATATTTAATGTATCAACTGGATAAGAATCTTTTGCATGACTCTCATTGACAAATAAATGCGGTAGTGTTAATGTTAAAACCACACAGCCTGATAATAATAAAGCGATAGTGCCTTTGTTGTTATTCATAATATAATCCTATTTCAATTTAGTTTTAAAGATCTCTCGATCACACATTGTGTACTCAAACTTATTCGTTATAAGCTTATGACCATCAAAGTATTTAACTTTTTCTTTAGTGTTACTTGCCTCAATTACATTTTTAAAATCTGTTAACGTATTCCAAAACTTTCTGGATTTACTAAGATCTTTCATGCCATTCCTTCCTAAAGTGTGGATCTTTCTTTTCTTCTTTCTTCTTATCGATATGTGTAGCAGGCTTATGGAACTTATCCATATTCTTCTTCACAGGATCTTTCTTGCCAAAGATAGCATCATAGTTATCGCTGAACTTCTTTGAGTCAGTCTTACGTTGCTTACTACCTTTGCCACCATGCGTTGCACTCATTCCCCATCATCTCCTAATACCGCTTTAATCTTATCAGAAGTAACGATACATGCACGATCACCCTTATAGTCAATTGGCATAGAACCACTCCATTCAACATAGACTCGACTACCTACAGGGATATCGATTACTAAATCTCCAACTGCTAATACGAGTCCTGGCTTTACTGCTTTTGATACTTCACCCGTAAGGATAATACCACCTGCAGTTTTTACATCCTTTGATACTTCAGCTAATAATACATTTTTACCTAATAATTTCATTATATTTCTTCTCCAATCATTGCTAATATTTTATGAGCATATGTTATAAACTCATCACGTTGTTGCATTGCATTCTCTGCTGACCCACCTGTTGTATTCTCAGCAATATATCTCACATAGCATAGTAATTCTTGTTCAAGTGAATGCAGGTCTAATTTGCATGACATACATTCATTGTTTTGTTCTACTGTTTGCCATGGACTATCTTCTTCGATTACATCCAATCTTTGATTACTATTGATTACAAATCCAGAAGCTTTAATAAATCCTTCCATCGAATCAAGTAGCTCTGGTAAAGAAACATCCTTTGATAGTATATCAATCTGTACTTTTTTATTTGCGATAAGATCTTCTTCGCCATATGGATATTGAATAAACGAATAAGCCGGTTGTTGATCACTAGTCATTTAAGTTACTCCACGTTAAAAGTTGTTTAGGTTTATTATATATAGTTATTCTTCGCCAACGATATGTTTATAGATGTCTTTCCATTTAGAATATCGTGGAATATCTCCATTATAATTCGCATTGTGACCATGACCAACGAGTATAGATCTAAGACCAAGTGCAGCACCGACTTCAGCATTCTCAGGTTTGTCTTCTATCCAATAGCATCCACTATCTCGATATGGCTCTAGAGCTTCGTCTTTATCAGCACCACAAGGTAAGCAAATTACTTCATCCCAGATCTCACGACCAAAGAGAAAATCAAGGTTCTGATATCGTAGTCTTTGAGCATACTTATTATCACTTAAAGAAGTTATGCAATGGAATCTATAACCATGCATTGTATTAAGCTTCTTCATATAGTGTACAGCATCTCTAAGAGGTGGTAGGAATGCAATGTTTGCCGACTCATTAAACTGTTTGACTAATCTCTTGGCCACACCTTTGTCGATATCAAATTTGATAGCAACATCATACTCATTTGGATTTTTTGTTAGTATATCTTGTGTATGCATCCACTGGGTGAAAGCATATTCCCAATCACATAGTACTCCATCACAGTCTACTAATATTATATTTTCATTCATTTATTTAGTTCCAAAGAATTGTCTTCGTTGATATTCATTAATCGCATCACGTAACTGTTTAGTCCAATTATCACGTTTCTCGATGAATACTTGTTCACCTTCATCACCAGCAATAACGATTACAATCTGTGGTACAGGAATACCCGTACGTTCTTCGATCATAATGGCATAAGCCGTACACTGTAAGAAGTAGCCAGTAATGTATTCTTTTTTCTTTAATCGCCTTGACGTCTTATAGTCAATAATAGATGGGACACCATTCCATACACCAACTAGATCGACACGACCTGCCATGTTGAGATGATCAGAATAAAGAGCCAATTCTTGACCCCATACTTCATCAACATTCTCTTCAAGGGTTTTAAACACAGTAGACGCAGTAGCCAATATATCAGGCATGACTCCATCTTTATAGTCTTCATCATTGTTCACATACTTTTCAAGCATTGTATGAACTGATGTCCCTCGCTTCGATGCACGGGTCGAAACCTTATTAGCCTCTTCTTCGCCGACCCGCGCTCGCCATGCACGAATAGAATCTTCACTTAGATGTTTAAGTACGGTCGTGACTGATGGATAATCTTTACCATCAGGAGCAACGTATTTACGACCTGAAGTTTTCGTCTCGCATGTAAGATCTTTATAACCAAGATCAATAGGGTTATGTTTAAATGTCATATCAAATTTCCTGAAATGTTAATGCTCTAAAGCATTGGATATAGAAGTCTTTAATCTCTCCACGATGTTCCCAGCATATACCTAATGGCACGTAGACTGGCGAGACAATAAGAAAGAATGCTCCTATGAAAAAATCTTTAATTAGTTCTTTATTCATGATGTTACCTTTAGTGTTATAAATTTGCGTCTTGCTTTATCAAATTTCATTGCATTCTTTAATGTGATTACAGTATCAGCACCAGGCAGTTTATAACCAACCAACTTACCCTTAGCGTTTAAGAAGTAAGTATGATTAGGTTGGTTATATTCACATTCAGTCCACTTTGTAATTTCTTTTAAAGCAACAACTGAGCCATCAATTAGTTTCATAGATATAAAGGTCCTGTCCATTGTACAGTATATTCTTCGAAGATATTACCACGAGCCTTGTTAGTGGCTGGTGCAGCCCATGATGCAGGTTTAAGAATATCGCCACGTTTGAATTTGTCACCATCTTCTTTAACAACAAATCCCCATACACTTCCTTTGTTGATCAACTTAACGTATTTTCTACCACGTGTATTGATCGTAAAATTATCAGTATATTCTTTTAATCGTTCTTCATAGAACTCATCATCATTAAATACGCCACGCTCTCGGCTGTCACATAAAGCTTTATAGTCAGCAATTGCTGTACGACGTAACTCTTTGATTTGAGTATCAAAGTCATTAAAATCAGCAAGGTTTTGTTCGCCATCTAGTAAAAATCGAGTTGCCATAATATAAGTCCTGTTTGATTAATTTATAAGATTATTATATCACAAGCAGAGGCAGTTGTAAACGATTATTTTCACTTTATTTAGATCATTTTGTTATAAGGCTTATAACTAAAAGTTATATCTGTACATAACTGGATATGACATACTTTGGACCTGAGATTGGAGTACAACCCTTATGAGGATATTGCCACGTGGGAGGGAAGCATACGACTGAGCCAGCTTTAGGCTTTACTGACATATCTTTAAACAATGTTTCACCACCTTCTTCTACATCGTTTAAATAGAAGAACATTACAAGAATCCTTTTATTTGTCTCTTTTGTAGTAGCGTCACAGTGCCAATCAAATATACCTTCATTGGGTTCGTAACGTTTAATTCGTGGTTGTTCGAATGCACTGGTTTGCGGAAAGAATTCACGGCCTCTAGAATATCTCTGGTATATACCACTCATAAGCTGAGATATTTGTTGAGTGTATTCTTTAAACTTTGCTGATTCAAACATATTGATTTCGCCAAAATCATATGCTGGAGTTTTCATATGCTTAGCTTCTGATGAATCGTATAACGAAATAAAGTGATCACAAGTTTGCTTAGAAATAACACTCTCATAAACTTCAATATAATCAGACAACCTCCTGATACTCATGAATTCTTTACGCCAATTATATAGTTTTCGGCTGAGCTTTCAGCATAGTGAAGACTCTTATTAGGATAAAACTCATCACATTGAAAGACTTGCTTTTTAAAGAAGCGACAACCATAGTGCATTTTGCCATGAGCATCAACCTTCTGGAATATCTGAACCTGTCTTTCCATTTTAGGGGCAGTGTATATATCAATTATTTTGTCGATATATATCATTACGTTACTTTTCATATTATACTTTCTTCCTATTAACGTCGGTTTGTCCATCCTTAGGTCTTGCATCTTGAGCCATGTTTCCTCTGAATCCAGTCTCGATTGATCTGAGTCTATACATGTCTAAATCTCTTCTGGCTTTAATTGCCATTCTCACGGACTGTAGTTCTTTATCTCTCGAAGGACTGTTAGACATCTTAAGCTTTCTTAATACGATATCATATAGACTATAACATTGCCCGTCACTTAAAGGTCTAACCATGCTAATTGCTTCAGCATCATAGTTTCTGGTATCTTCGTAATCTTTCCACTTACTCATAACTTACCTCTATCAACTAATTCTTTTGTCATTATAAAATCTCTTACGAGACCACTACGAACGATGTCTTCAAATCCAAATTCGATAATATCAAATGATGTCATATGCGATAGTATCTTAATGAATTGATTAATGCCTTCTTTTTCAATATTCTTTGTAAAATCTGATTGGTAGTAATCACCACACATTACGAACTTTGCATCAGTACCGATACGAGTTATAATAGAACATAGCTCATGGTAGTTACAGTTTTGAGATTCATCAACAATTACGATGGCATTATTAAATGTTTGTCCACGTAGGTATGATGTAGTCATAAACTCTACAGTCTTTAACTGAGTAAGCTTGTTCCATGCATCACCATCATCGAATAAATCATTAACGATTACTTGATACGGTGCAGTGTAAGCAGCTTCTTTTTCATCTTGGCTTCCTGGCAAGAATCCCATATCTCTTGTAGGTACTGCTGAACGAACAATGATAACCTTATCGTACGGAGTCTCTTTATCCATTACATCAACTAATGCAAGATATAGAGATACAAAGGTTTTGCCTGTTCCTGCAGCACCAGAGATACTTAAATTTTGTCCATCGCTGTAAGCTTTAAATACTTCTTCTTGAGTCGACGTAGCTGGCTCTAATGTTTTTAAATGTTCTAGGCGTAAACGTTGTGGTTTATTCATTTGGTATCTATCGTACAGTGTTTAGGATCTGATCCCTTTTTAATATTTTTAAGCACATCATTGAATCCATCTGAAACCTGGCTAATGCCGCTTTTATGACCACCTACTATTTTAGATGGAGTGATCACTAGAGACATGTTTGGATTCTCTTCAAGGTATGGTTTTTGTTCAGCCATACGCATATGCTTTTCGAATACTTCACCAGTATCGTTATTTTTAAATGTGTAAATCATGGTAGTTGATATAGTCCTTTTTGTTCAGTTTCTAAAAACCAAGTTGGTGTTTGACGGGTTGTCCATACTGCAAAGTCTTTCTTTTCATTCTTGTAGTAATTACGATAAGCTATAACTGGATCTTTATGTTTACAATAGTCTGGCATACACTGTGGAAATTCAGTAAGACCAACATCATCGATATTACTTGGTGAAGCTTTAAGTAACGTTCTTAACTTACGATCAGTCTCATGGATTTTACCATAGCGATAAGTATACTCATCACATAATGCAACGAATAATTTATAATGCCAATTGTAGTTTTGTTTTGATTGCCTTGTCCATATAGTAGACGGATGATTTACGTGTACACCTTTATAGAATAAATCATTATTCTCTTCTAAGCGCCAACGTTTGATACGACGGCCATTCTTTGTCCTATCTTGATATTCAGTACCATCGAGAACACGATGTGTTGTTGATAACATTTGAGCAGCTTCGATAATCATCTTTACGACATGTTTATCGCAATGCTGTTCGGCGGATTTTATTGGTGATTTGTTTAAAAAAAATATATTCATAATGTATATTATACCACAGTTCTAATGAAAAGTAAACCCCTTTATGACATTATTTATCATAAAGGGACTACTCTAGATTTTACCACCTCCTTACTTATGATGCATACCTTAATTGTTCAATATACTCATCCAGATAATCGATCTTCTTTTGCATCTTAAATGCTTTATCTGACTTTCCCTTTTTCAACAGCCGTTCTCGATAGTATGTTGCTTTGTTCCTATCTTTCTTCAACCGCTCGATCTCTTGTAACCTCATATACGATTTCTCCATATAGATTAATTTGATCATGATATAGGTATTTAAGCTAGGATCCTCCTTTTTACAGTTGGTTAATAGATCACTTTTGAATAAGAGTTGGGAATGCTTCGGAGACTAATTTTAAGGTTACCCCTTTATATTTTCCAGTCAACTTCTTATCTTTCATTAATATTAATAGTTCTGCTTCTTCTGGAGTTACTTTCTCCAAAACTTTGATGAACTTAAGTTCCCTAACACTTGCTTGTAAAGCATCACCTTCATATCCTTTTGCAAAGAATCGATACTCACTAGACACAGAACCAAAGCCTAGCTTAGATTCTTTATTAGGAGTATAAGGAGGTGAACCCTTAGGTAAATTAAATTCGAGAGATTTGTCAAACGCACCTTTAAGAAAGGTCTTAAGTTGACGTGATTCGTTCGCTATTAAAAATTCTTTTTTCTTTACAGCCGTTTTAATCTTAGCTATTTTCTCAAAGAATTCATGTAGTTGTACTTCGTTATCCATTGTTATAAAACTCCTCGACACATTCAATCAGTAAACTGCATCGCTTTTTAATTAAATAATTCAACACTTTCATTTGCATTGGCTTTTTAGTGTTATCAAAAGTATTTATAATCTTTTCATACACTGGTTTAGGTATTTCACTTAAATCGATCAGAGTCTTATTACGTTGATAATTACGATATAACTCTTCACTTAATACCTCTTTTAAGTTCTCTGCATTATCCAACCACTCTTCAAGTTGCTTAGCACTCACTGGAGTCTGTCTTACAGAATCAACGAATACATTATCTCCTGACTTGACGTTAGGAATACCATCACCTTTATCACCTTTCATGATATGATTAAAACGATAGATATGCGGATTCTTATCAGTTACTTCTTTCTTTTGCATAGGACTAAATTGTGATACATCATTAAAGCGATGTAGTTGAATAAAGTCTTTATCGGATGAGATGATTTTAATTGGTTCACCTTTACCGAATTCTTGAGCTTCTAAAGTAAGAGCACCAATGACATCATCAGCTTCACAGCCTTCTAGATGAATAACCTTATAAGGTAGATTCTCTTTAATCTCATCTCGTACTAGATTTAGAATACGAAAGATTTCAGGCCAATCGGTATCAGACTGTTCATCTCTACTTTTTTTACGGCTAGCTTTATATTGAGGAAAGTATTCCTTTCTCCATGTATTCATACCATCACAGCATATAACCATTTGACCATACTTTTGACGATACTTCTTATTGTACATACGAATACTGTTAAGTATCATATGTCGTATCATCTGTTCATCATTTAGTTTTTGCACTATAATGTTCGATAGCGCAATTTGATTATAATCAATCAATATCATTTTCGTCACTCTTTTCAGTTAATAATTCTTTTAGTTCTTTACCTAGCTCTTCCAACTCAGCATCAAATTCAGCATCATCAAAGTCACCCATGAGTTCGTCTAATTTAGTGTTAGCATTATCTAGATCTTCTTGGAATGGATGTTCCATACCCTTATAACGATAGAATGTTCCAGCAAGCATATTAACAACTGCTGACATGTCTTTCATTTCATATTTATCTGGGTTAGTAAAATCCATGTCTTCAAAGCCATCGATAAATTCATTACCGCGTATAGCTTGATCCATGAGTTGAAAACAATATTGTGCTAGTTCAACACATTCTTCTTTTTGAATTTCGATACGATCGTCTTCTTGGATGACATGATCGATCTTTTCATCGATGACTTGCTTTAATCGTTCTGAGGTGGGGAATTGTATTACATTGGACATAGTATTAACCTTTACTAATCATAATTTAATATATATTATAACATACTTTTGGACAAATGTAAACTACTTTTTTAAGTTTTTTACTGATGGTGCACCAATCTTACATCCTATGAAGCCATTATAGTAGTCATCAGTCAGAAGGACATCCCTGTCAAACTGCTCCTTGGCTTCCATGTATGCACATTCTCCTTTGGTTTTACACAAGTGAATGATCTCTCTTTTAAAATGACTAGAGCCATCTTGATTGATATCTTCATTAAGTGAATTAGATGAACCGAAATAAGTCTTCCAATCCGATTCAACTAAGGTCTTCTTCCTTCTCTTTCTGGTCTTAGTAATCCCTAAGGTTTTCTTAAACCAAAAGAACTTCTTACCAACATACATCTTACCAGTTTGCTCATTCGTTATAAGATACACAAACCCGTAATAGTCGTCAGAACTAAAGTCTTGAGGAGGAACATATTCTTTATCATTATATAACCACATGTATTATATATAAAAGAACCGGCGCGTACATTATGTATTGCAGAGGCGCCGGCCGTGTTAACTAGTCATCAAAGTCAAGCTCTTCAATATGGTCTTCGATTGGTTCACCACATATAGGACAAAACTTAGGATCATCTTCTTCACATGATACTCGTGATTTATTATAGCACATCGGACAATCTATTTGTTTTACACTCATAATGATTGCCCAGAATTTGTTAACATTTTCAAGTCATCTAATGTACGAGATACTCCGCCAATAGTAATCTGTGGAAATGTCTTTGCATCTGGAAATATTGCGAATAATTCTTCTCGAGTAAAATCTACATCTAATTTCTTATATGTACACTTAATCTCGATAGGTGTAGCACTATCTAGATTTTCCATTAGATTCTTTGCAGTGACACACTGCGGGCATGATTCTTTTCCGTATACTATTACTTCAATCATTATATCTCCTATAAGCTCAGTGCGGCTAGTGTACTACCAGTAACATCTTTCTTAACTCCACCCGTAACATAAGATGTGATCTCTGTTTCTTGTGGTGCTACCTGTACATTGCCGCCGCCAATCCACTTTTCAGTCCATGGCAGAGGGTTTGTTTTTGATACATGATACGGTGAATGAATACCCAAAGCTCTCATTCTCTTTGTGCTGATCCATTCAACATAATCACATAATAATTTTTCATTAAGACCAATCATTGATCCATCTTTAAATAGATAATTAGCCCATTGCTTTTCTTGTTCTACTACACCTACGAATAACTTTTCTACTTCATCAGCCAATTCAGCTTGAATCTTTGTATAATCAGGGTCTTCTTTTAATAGGCTCTTAATCATTACTGTACTGCCAGCAAGATGAACGTTCTCATCTCTTGCAATAAACTTGATAATCTTTGCGTTACCTTCCATCTTCTTTAATTCTGCAAATGCCCATGAGCATGCAAACGATACATAGAACCTTATGCCTTCTAAAGCGTTAGCACACATAAGAGCTAACCAGATCTTTTTCTTATGTTCATATAAATCTACTGGATGCCTGTAGTCAGGATCGTTATGAACATTTGCTTCAGTTAGATCATCATAGTATTTACTTATATCTGCTGCACAGTCCATAATCTCAGAGTTATCCATAATACCATCAAATACAATTGAAGGATCCGGATATATGTTACGAATGATATGTGTATATGAACGACTATGAATTGTTTCAAAGAATGCCCATGTAGTAATCCAGTTCTCTACTTCAGGGAGTGAACATATAGGCAAGAATGCATCTAATGGTTCTCTACCTTGAACTGAATCTAATAGAATTTGTCTCTTTAAGTTGCTTGTAAAGATATGTTGTTCATGCTCATCCAATGAATCGAAGTCTTTCTTATCCTTTGATACATCTACTTCTTCAGGTCTCCAAAAGAAACCTAATTGCTTATCAGTAATCTTATCGATGTTCGGATATTTTACGGTATCATACCGTGCGATATCTACTGATTCGTCTAAGAACATCATTTTATCTAAATGTGACTTGGTGCCTTTTTTCATATTTTACAGCTCTCGCAATCTTCTTCTGAATTATCTCCAGCACCATCATGGGTGTTGAAATAATATAATTGTTTTAGTCCATACTTGTAAGCAGTCACAAGATCAGTTACCATCTCTGACATAGGTACTTTATTATCTTCAAAGAACTGAGGATTATAAGAGGTATTCACACTAATCCCTTGATCAATATACTTCTGTAGAATTGCACAGATTTTTAAATAACCATCAGGTGATTCTTGATCCCATAACAAATCGTACTTGTTCTTTAAGTGATGAATGCCAGGAACAACCTGAGCCATTACTCCATCTTTTGACTGCTTGTATGATACTAATGCTCTTGGTGGTTCAATACCATTAGTACTATTACTTATTTGTGCTGATGTTTCAGCTGGCATAAGAGCCATAAGTGTTGAGTTACGTATACCACTATCTTGAAGCTGTTCACGCAAACTCTGCCATGGCATTCTTTCGTTAGGCTTAACTAAATTATCTACTGCTTCCTTATATGTATCAATTGGAAGAATTCCACTACCATATTTAGTCTCATAATTTTTATTGATTTTACCTTTCTCAGAAGCTAAGTCAGCAGATGCTTTAATAAGATAATACGACCATGCTTCGGCATATTCATCAACTGTATCAAATGCACTATCATCATACTTTAATCCACGCTTAGCAAGGAAGTATGCAAGGTTAATGATACCAACGCCTAGTGGTCTACGATTCATTGTTGATCGATATGCAGCTTCAATTGGATAATCTTGGTAATCTAATAACGCATCAAGTGCTCTTACTGATAACGTACAATACTTTTCAAACTCAGATGGATCATTAATAAGACCCCAGTTGATTGCTGATAGAGTACATAGACTAATTTCACCATTAGGATCATCAGCTGATTGTAATGGTTTAGTTGGTAAATCGATTTCGCAACAAAGATTACTCATACGAATAGGAGCAACCTTTGGATGAAATGCGCCATGCTCGTTTGCATGATCAACATTCATCACATAGATTCTACCAGTATCTTTACGTTCACTTAAAAGACTTTGGAATACATCAAGTGCAGGCATAGTCTTTTTACGAATAGAAGTCTTTCTTTCATACTCTTCATATATAGCTTTAAACTTATCTTGATCTGAAAAGAATGATTCATATAGACCAGGAACATCATGTGGATCAAAGAACGTAATGTTACCACCAGTTAATAAACGCTCATACATAAGTTTATTCATTTGGAATGTGTAATCCATATGACGTACACGATTCTCTTCAGTACCTTTATTATTCTTTAATACAACTAAGTCTTCAAACTCATAATGCCATAATGGTAAGTATACCGTAGCGGCTCCACCTCGGACACCGCCTTGGCTACATGACTTAACAGCAGACTGAAAATATTTTAAAAATGGAATGAGACCTGTATGTACAATAGAACCATCACCTACACTTGCTCCGGCAGCTCGAATAGAACCAGCACCGATACCGATACCAGCTTTCTTAGAGATATATTTTACAATACTTGTTGAAGTCGCATTAATAGAATCGAGACTATCGCCGGATTCGATAAGAACACAACTGGAAAATTGCCGAGTGGAAGTTCGGACTCCAGCCATGATAGGTGTAGGGAGTGAAATGTAGAAC